CCGATCGTTCCATTACCAGGAACGGTCGTGGTAATATCAGCAGCACCAAGAGCCAACGATGTCGCATTGGCCTTACCGATCGTCATTGCGCTACCTGCGGCAGTGTCAATATCATCCAGAACCGTCAGATCACCATTAACATCTGTTACAATGTCAGCAGCGCCGAGCTCCAGTGATGTGGCATTTGCCGCGCCCACGCTCATAGCCGAACCCGCAGCGGTGTCTACGCTATCCAGAATCTCAAGCGCACCAGCAACCGAGGTTGTGATGTCTGAAGCTCCGAGAGCAAGACTCGTTGCATTGGCTTTGCCGATGGTCATTGCTGACCCTGCTGCCGTATCAATGTCATCAAGGACAACTAAGTCACCTAGCACGTCTGTTATGATGTCAGATGCACCAAGGTCCAGCGCAGTCGCGGTCGCGGCACCAATCGTCATGGTGGTCCCGGTTGCCGTGTCAGCGCCGTTAAGGATCGTGAGCGCACCAGCAACGGCTGTGGTTATATCGCTTGCGCCAAGAGTCAGACTCGTAGCATTCGCCTTACCAACCGTCATAGCAGAACCGGCCGCCGTGTCGATGTCGTCCAGTATGGTCAGATCACCAACAACGTCTGTAATTATATCAGCAGCGCCGAGAGCCAGAGAAGTGGCGTTGGCCTTTCCGATAGTCATTGCAGAACCAGCCGCGGTATCAATATCATCGAGCACAGTCAGGTCGCCGACAACATCCGTGACGATATCGGCCGCGCCAAGAGCAAGACTCGTGGCATTGGCTTTGCCGATGGTCATTGCTGACCCCGCGGCAGTGTCAATATCGTCGAGGATGGTCAGGTCGCCATTAACATCAGTTACGATGTCGCTTGCGCCCAACTCTAACGACGTAGCATTCGCAGCAGCGATACTCATAGCCGAACCCGCTGCCGTGTCAATGTCGTCAAGAATAGTGACAGAGGACTGCACGTCAAGCGTTCCAGTTACCGCAACGTTGGTGTTCAATGTTATATCACCACCAGCAGCAGTGATGGTCAGGTCGCCGTCGCAGGTAATGTCATCGCCATTGACGGCCAGATCACCCGAAAGCGTCAGGCCCGCGAAAGACAGGTCGCCCAGCAGAGTCATGTTCGTGATACCCGCCGAAGTCAATGCCATGTTAGTGGTCCCGGTCGCAGGGTCCCAAAAGATCATGTCGCCCTGATTCTGCGGCCCGGACCATTTGACCTCTATCCCGCCGACAGCAACCGAAGCAATCGCCAGAATTGCAAGGCAAGTAAGGAATGTTCTTTTCATGCGTCAGTCCTCCATAGGCTTTGGGGTGACCCCAGACGGAGTCACCCCTTAACCTGAGTTTGTTAGCTTGCTGCGCTGGTCAGATCTTCGGGATCTGCAGGATAGCGTGCATCGTACAGTTCATAGAACAGGGCAGCGGCGGTGTTGTTGCTGATGCTGGCAACATTCATCCTGATATACTTGTTGGCCGAGGTCTTGGTCAGATCTTCAGCCTTGATCTCGAAGATGTAGATGTTGTCGCCCGTTCCTGCACCCGCCGTGGTGAGCGTGGTCGCTGCAACCCGCGTAAGGTCGTCACTGGGGCTTCCGGCCTCGTTCTTCCAGTACTCGGTGAACGCCAGCGCCGTATTGACGGTTGTGGTCGTTCCCTGCTTGAGCGTCACTGTAGCCGTACCCGCGCCCGACTGTGTAAGCAAGAGCGTGATGCGACACCGGTTGTAGTTCGCCATGTTCACGCCGTTTGTCGTGGTCGTGAATCCTGTCGCTGCCGCAGCAACCGCATCCCGCATTACCAGCTTGATGTTGTCGATTGATCTCATCGTCGTATCTCCTTTTGATTGTCAGTTGTTGACTTATGAGCGTGTGGCCAGAGTGATGATCGGGCTCAACGAATCACCGTTCTTCGGGGTAAACGCGCTTCTCAGCATGCTTTGTCCGTCTGTCGGCCTGATCACTCTGATAGCTTCCTGCGCCTCAAGGAACTTGATGTGCGTTGACTGTGCCACGTCGAGTCCCTGCACGTCATCAAAGATAACGTACTGGCTGAGGTCTGTGAGGATTATATCGCCAACCGTTCCGAGTGCCGCGGCTTTCTCTGTGAAGAGAATCGGATACCCGAACAGCATGTTCCACGGCTGACCTGCGATCACTGATGCCGGGATGTAGACGGGCGAGCCGCCTGTACCGGTTGTCAGATTCATCTGCGCCAGTTGAGGAATGATTGTCCTGTTCGCAATCCATACAACCGCCGACTCCTGCTTGATCAGGATGCGTGCCAGCATCTTCAGCACGTTCTTGTAGACGATTGTTGCTGCTGTCTGATTGGTTTCCTTGTCAATGGAAACAACGCAGTTGCAGTTGAGCAGTCCGAGCGGAAGACCGGCACCGTCGCCGTTGATAAACCCGTCGTCTTCCTTCCACGCGATTGCCTGTGCAAGCTGCGGTGCGATTGTGCCACCAAGCGTGATAGGCGTCCACCGGCGCATCTCAAAGGAGATGTAGACCAGAGCCGTCATCTTCTTTTTGGTCAACTGCAGCTTTTCGAGCTTCGGCCTGCTTTCCGATATCGTAGCGTCTTCAGCTTCCCACGCAACGCTGATTCCACCGAACAGAAGATCGGAAGAATGGCTAACGTCTTTCCACACCGGCAGATTGATCTGCTGTGCGTCGCCTGTAATGACGTTCGCTCTCGGCCTGACGACAACGTTCTCCATGTTGGTCGTCCGGTCAAGGAGTTCCATCGAGAAGATCGGGAATGCGGCAAAGCCACCTTCAGCGTCGCCACCGACCTGCATGCCCGTGCCTGCGGCCTTGACAAAGTCTTCGTGCATCTTCAGCCACTTGTCGAGCTTCGGGCTTGCCGTTTCACCAGTCGTCCCGGCCTTCATGATGTCCACCAGGAACAGACCGTTGGCGTGGTCCTTCTCGTTCTTGGTGTAGTCCTTGATGCTCTTAGCGCCTATGTAGCCACCTGCGGGATCAAGGGGGTTGGCCTTGGTTTCGATGTGCCCGTCGCCAGCCTTGTTCTCGGCGTCTTTCGCGGCCTTGGTCTTTGCTGCTTCCAGCTTTTCAGTGACCTTGGCTTCGGCGAGTTTCTCGATCTTGGCGTCGAGTGCAGCTTGGGATTTCTCTTCGGTGATGTCTACGGCAAGTTTCTTGTCGATAAGTTCCTTGGCGGTCTTCTCATCGACTTCGACTTCCGCGTCCTTCTCAAGCTCTATGTCGCCAATCTTCGCGCCACTGAGCATTCGGATAAACTTCCTGTTCATCTTTCCTGTACCTCCAGAGGTTGAGACAGCGTGACTGAGAATCCTGTCACCGCCTTGTCCCGTCCTGCCTGAAGGTCAGGCCCAGACTAACAATCGTTTGACCCGGAAAGGGCTGTCGGATTTTTCAATGATCTTCTGAGATTATACTTTGCCCCGGTGCTTTATGTCAATAGTATTTTTGATAGCTTTTTCAATGGCCTCATCTTCGCTCGGAAGCGGCCTGATAAACCGGTCGTGCTTGGGTTCAGGTTTCGGCTTTGGCTTGATGTGGTGCACTGGCTGAATGTGCCGCTTCTCTTCTACCGGCGGCGGTGTTTCCTCTTTCTTTCTAGGCTCTTTCGGCTCGTTGACCTTGTCGAGTCCAAGCTGCTTGATCCACTCGTCAGACAGTTCAAGCGAGCCCTTTGATATGGCTGCTGTCAGAGCGTTGATGTTGGCGGGCACGCTGACAAACGACCATTCGAGTATGAGCCACTTCTCTATGATCCTGCGAACGATATCGCGCACCTCAGCGAACTCAGGCCACACCTTTGTGAACTTCTCGGCCAGCTTGCCGAACTCAGGCGTTCCCTTTTCGGCAATCTTGAGCGGCACGAAGCCGACGCTTGCCGTCCTCAAGAAACCGCCCTTGACAAGTTCCTTTGTGTCCTGCGCCATTGCGGTCGGGCCGAACAGCGTTGCAGCACGCACGTCCTTTGCCGTGACCGCCGTCACCGGGCCGAGCGCGACGGGCAACTGCGCCGGGTTGTGGCCGAGCAGCACCTGGGGCGCCTTGTTGAACTCGTCAACCACAATTCCTTTCGGCAACAGTATTTCATCGTCACGGTCCATGTCGCGGGTGCTGATGATCTGCATAACGTCTGCATCGTCCTTGTCAACGATCTCAGCCTTCTCGAACGCACGCTCTGTGCGCCGGACCTCTACGTCGGCAGGGTCTATGCCGAGCGTCTCAGCATACGGCTTGACCAGAGCCTTGATGCCGTCAAGGTACTGCGTGATCTCCGGGACGAGTCCAAAGCCCTTCTCGTCATGCTTGCGGATGTATCGAAAGCTGGACTCTTTGCCGCTCAATACTTCTGACAGTTTCAGTATGTGTCTCATGTTCTCAGCCTCTCCTTTTCGTTCAGTGACTCAACTTCCTCAAGTTTCAATGGCGGGTTCCACTCGACGCCGTAGACTTGCCGGTGATTGTCGCTCGTTGTGAACAGCCTGCTTGCGGCCGGGATGTGGAACGTGTGGCCGAGCGCAATGCCGAAGTAGATATGCGCCTCAACGCACGGCTTCTCAAATACAGCCTCGTGGCGCAGCTCGTGGTAGAAGTCAACGCCGTACACCCAGATCGGGTCGAAGCACTCCATCATCAGCGCCATACCTATCATGTACGACATGGAGCAGGCATGGTATTCAGGAATGCCCCTGCCGCCGACATAGCCGCTGTCGTCAGCGATATTGTCCGGGTCATCTATGACAAGCCGGTTGTTGGTCTTGAACGTGTCAATGTACTGACGCCGCGGGAACTTGACGCTTGTCGGTATCTCTCGCCATACGTGTTGCATGATGATCGGCACCTTTGGCGGGTACTCACGATAGATGTCGAGGAAGCGGGCCTTGACGAAGTGGTCACCGTGCATCTGGAACAGCAGCGTCATCTCCGCCCAGTTCTGGAAGTTGCAGCCCCAACATTCCATGTTGTGCTCTTTGACAAGCCGGATTCCGGCTTTGTTTGATGGGCCGTTGCCCAGGACCATCAGCGGTCTACCCTGTCGCGGTTTCGGGTTGTTCATTCTTGCTCTCCTAGTCTTGCTCTATCAATACCGGCACCAGCGTACATCGGCACGAAGGATGCAACGGCGGTCCAGCAACGTCTGAATAGTTGTGCCTCAGCTTGATTGTCGGGTGCGGATTGTCGTCTGTCGGCTCGCCGAACGGCACTTCCTGCACCTGGCCCTGTTCAAAGAATGACTCTTGGAGCGGGACACCCTTTGTCGGTGCGCCCCACTGTTGTTGAGCGTTCAGACAGAATGGGCATGCGTCTGCCGGTGCCTTCCATACCTTCGCGCTGACAACACCGCTTTCTTTCCACGCAGCTATTGTGCCACCCGTCTGGGCGCGTGCAGTCTCAGTGCGTGCTATCATCAGCGAACGCTTGGCCTGTGCCGTGTCCTCGAATACCTGTTCAAGCCGCTTTGCCAGTTGCGCGGGACTCTCACCATTCTGGACGCCTTCAGTCAGCGCCGCTCTGAAGTTCTTTTCAAGCGTCTCGTTCGCCTGCTCAAGAAACTTGAACGTGTGATCGTCAATGAACTTCTGCACTGCCGGGTTGTCAATCCACGGAAAGATGTCTATGCCAGCATCAGCCAGACCGAGATTGCCAGCACGCAACATGACCCGCTGAATAGGACCGCGCATCTCAGGTGTCCACTTCGCTGCCTGCGCTGCCGGGCTGAACTCTATGGCAAGCGGTGACTGAGCCAGCACGATAGCCGCATCGTCGGCATACATGCGGTTTGCAATAGCGCGTACCTCCTGCTCATCAGCATCAGGCGGCGGGTTCGCGCCACCACTGCGCTCGTCTTCCTCGTTCTGCTTGCACACCGCGCAGTCGCACACATCTCCGACAAAGCCGTCCTTGTCAACGGTCATATCGAATCTGCCGAAGTGGATAATCTTGGTGCCGCCGGGGTGGCCGCTGTCCTTGCGGCTGGCATGTCCGTGGCTTTTTGGTGGCGGGACTGGCTGCGTGGCGTCGGCTGGCGCACCACCTAGCGGCACAACGTTGAACGATATGTACGGCACATCACCGCCAGCAACGGGTTCGCGGCCATCCAGTGACCGGACCTCGTTGATGAACGTGACGCCGCTCTTCAGCTCTGACTCCTGTTTCTTCAATTCAAACTCTTTATCTTCGGGCACCGTGTTCGGGAAGGCGAGGAAGATCCTGTCAGACACCGTGAACTCGTCATTGTCAAACATCGGCACAAGCCGCTCGTTCATCCTCTGGCCCATCATGATCAGGCGTGGCTGTATCGTGAACTTGGCATACTGGAACAGCGAACTTTCGAGGTTCGCACGCGGCACGC